ATCACATGTTCACAAAAGAGGTATTCTCCCACTCACTGGAGCGGACGTACCGCAAAAGCAGGTTCCACAATGCAGCCCGCTGGTTCAGCCTAGTATATCGTAGCTTGCGTCTGTCAGCGTGGAAGAGTTCGCAAGCCAGTTCAAAAAAAAAGGAGGAACGAGGCATGGAATACTTAGCAGCGCATATCAAGGAAACAGCTGACATCGCTGGTGGTTACCTCACAGGCACGTTATTCGTTGAAGGCGAGGCGGTTGGACTGCAGCGTCAAAACGGAGAGGAAATTCTGCTGGATGATACCTACATGATCGAAGTGCGCAACGGCGATGCGTACCAACAAATTACGATCCAGGAAGCGTTGACCGCCATAACGGGCGAAGGTTGGCCGTTGTATGCGGGCCTCTACGCAAGGGTGAAAAGAGGGCAAGAGGAAATGAGCACCCACAGCAAAAGAGCCATATGGCTCGCGATTAACTCTGAACACGGCGACCGACTGGTGGAGATTGCGCAGGAACACACTGCACTGGCTCGTGACTTGGCCGTCAACAAGCATCTGACAGATGCGGAAAAGGAATCGTACAAAGCGCGCATTGAGCAATTGCGTCAGGAGCGGGATACGATTTTGCAGCAGTTCGAGCAACGTCAGCAGGAGGTTCTTGAGAAAACCTTCGCTAGGGAGGCCCGCCTGATCGCTAAATCTGGACTCCCAGGCGCACATCAAGCAGTTGCAGCTTACAGTGACAGGCTCCTGGAAAACAAAAAAGTTTTGGGAGGGGTCAAGGCATGAAATACGATTTCAAGACTGCGGAGCAGCGGATCGTAGAGCTGAAACTGATCTATCGCCAGATGAAGGACAAGCATCAAGAGGACGGTACCTGGGACTGGTGGGTCATGGCCCAGATCGATGAGATCGAACGCGAAATGGAAGAGGCAAAAAGCAAAATGGCCGTCAGGCAGGACGGCCATCCAGCAAAAGCTGTTTCAAATGTTATCACTCCGATTATACCTGCTTGGCAAACAGTGAGCAAGGAGGTCGTGCAAAGTGGGAGCCTTTAAGGATTCGACCATCTTCGACGAGGCGGACAAGCCGCTGGACTATTGCGATGATTGCGGGAACGGGATTTATGCGGGCCAGGCAATCTGGAAGATCGGCGGGGAGATTTACTGCTGCAGTGCATGCTTCAAAAACGCAATTGGCGCGGTACAACCAATGCGTATCACATAGTCGAAACCGGCGGGATGGCAATGCCCCGCTGGTCGCAGGGAGATGACCGTCCCTGCCTGATGAGACAGGTCTACATATGCGAGGTCAAAGCGTGGCGCAGCCGATGGAGCTGCAACGGCTGGCAGAGAGGTCGGGCTGCTGGCGGCCTCGTGACTAACAGGAAGGGAGTGGGAGAAGCGGCTGACTCGATTTTGTCGGGGTTAATGTGCCAAGTGTGCGGTGCGTATATGGAAGATTTCGAAGAGCCCGGCTATCCAAGAACTTGCGAAGATTGCCAGGAAGACAAGTAAAAGACCCAGCGCGGCAACGCTGAGTCCAGAACAAAACAAATCCTAATTGCCCCCATTGTACATTCCTGGAGGCACAAAAACAAGGAGGAATACCCATGTCCGTACAGATCAGTATCAACGGCGATAACGCCGCAGAAGCAGTAAAAGAGCTTGCCAGCCTGGCTGCCCATTTCACTCTCGTGCCGGTAGCCATCGCCGCAGCTCCTGCAGAGGCGCAACAGGAGGAAAGACCGAAGCGCCAGCGCTCCGCGCGGCAAAGCGAGCCTGCTGCGGATAAACCTACAGCTGCTCCGGCACAAGAGCCGGAAGTTGGAGAGGTAGGGGGAGACCCGGCTGACGATGCCAGCGAGGGCACCGGGGATGATTCCGGAGGCGACCCCATCCCGACTATTGTGGAGTTGAGAGCCCGCGCCCAGGAGATCGGCAAGACGGCCGAAGGGAAAAAAGCAATCAAGGCGCTTCTGGACAAGTTCGGTAGCAAATCGCTATCTGACTTGCCGGAAGAGAAGCGCGCAGAATTCATGGACGAGCTGGCGATGGTATGAGCCAAGCACACGCAGAACGGGCACACGCCCTGTTAAGCGCTTCGGGGGCAAGCCGGTGGATCAATTGCCCCCCGAGCGCTCGGCTGACCGAGCACATTCCGGATACACGGAGTGAATACGCCGATGAGGGCACAGCAGCGCACGAGCTGTCAGAGATCAAGCTGCGCCGTAGCCTTTATCCCTGCAACTCACAAGAGCGGAAACGGCTGGCGGATGCCTTGGAGCAGTTCAAGGCCACGAACCCCTATTACGGCTCTGAAATGGAGAATGCCGTTCAGGACTACGTGGACCTCGTCAACGAGCGATTCATGGAGGCCAAGGCCCGGTCCAGTGACGCGGTGGTGCTGCTGGAGGAGCAGCTCGACTTTTCCGAATGGGTGCCGGACGGTTACGGCACCGGGGACGTCGTCTTCATTTCTGACGGCGTGCTGGAGATCATCGACCTGAAATACGGCAAAGGCGTACCTGTCAGTGCCATAGGCAACGCGCAGATGCGGTTGTATGCTCTCGGCGCCTGGTCTGGTTACAGCTATCTGTATGACATCCAGGAGATCCGCATGACGATCGTCCAGCCTCGGCTTGATAGCATCAGCACAGATGCCATTTCGGTAGGTGAACTACTGGAGTGGGCAGATACGGTGGTCAAGCCTGCTGCTGCTCTGGCAGATGCCGGAGAGGGAGAGTACAAAGCGGGCGATCACTGCCGTTGGTGCAAGGTCAAGGCTACTTGCCGGGCTCGCGCCGATGCAAATATGGCGGCGCTGGAATACGAGTTCCGGGATCCTGCCCTGCTTACCCTGGAGGAGATCGGCTCGATCTTATTCGTCGCAGAGCAGCTCAAGGCTTGGGCAAAGGACGTCGAGGAGTACGCCTTTGAACAGGCGAAGGCCGGGCTCAAAATCCCGCAGTGGAAGCTGGTCGAGGGACGTAGCAATAGAAAGATTGCTGATGAGGAAGAAGCCGTAAGGCGCCTTGGGAGCGCAGGGGTCACTGAGTTTTTAAAAACGAAACTTTTGCCGCTTGGTGACCTTGAAAAGCAGGTCGGTAAAAAGAAGCTGGCAGAAATGCTTGACGGCCTGATCGTCAAGCCTCCAGGTAAGCCAGTCCTCGTCCCTGAATCGGACAAGCGACCCGAGCTAAACAGCCTAAACAGCATCGATGCCGAATTCGCAAACGAGGAATTTTCAGATGCTGTGTAAGGACTGCAGGCATTTGATAACCAGGTCGGTTGGTTATGTGTCTACTCGTTCATTTTGCGGCCTGGTCGGGGATAAAGGCAAAGAAGAGGGTATCGGTGTAGAGCCGTGGCGAGAAAAGCCACACCCACGGTGCCCGTTGAAAAATCAGTCAAAGGAGAATGTTCTCATGGCAATCGACAATCAAACAACGAAAGTAATTACAGGCAAGGTGCGGCTCTCTTACGTACATATCTTCGAGCCGCAGCAAGACGATAACGGCAATGACAAGTATAGCACGGCAATTCTGATCCCGAAGTCTGACAAGGAAACACTCCGTAAAATCAAAGCGGCTGTTGACGCGGCCGTGGAGCTTGGCAAGAGCAAATGGGGCGGCCGCATCCCGGCGAACCTCAAGAAGCCGCTGCGCGACGGTGACGAGGAGCGCCCAGACGACGAGGCGTATGTCGGCCACTACTTCCTGAACGCGACCAGCAAGAACAAGCCAGGGATTGCCAAGCCGATCGGCAAGGGGCCGGACGGCAAAACCAAGTTCCAGGAGATCACCGACAGTACCGAGGTGTACAGCGGCTGCTACGCCAAGGTCAGCTTGAACTTCTACCCGTTCGACGCCAAGGGGAATCGCGGCGTCGCGGCGGGACTGAACAACGTCGTAAAAGTGCAAGACGGCGACTTCCTGGGCGGCCGGAGCAGCGTCAACGACGACTTTGCGAACGAAGATTTCGATGTTTACGACGACGGCGAGGACGATGACTTTTTGAGCTAATCAGCATGGGGAATTCGCAAGGGTTCCCCTTTCCTATCCAAAGAATCGGGAGGGTTCAGGCGATGGATATGAACACGTACCAAAAACTAGCTGGAAGAACGGCAAACACAAAGGGAGAAGCTTTGACGAATTTCGCCCTGGGTGTTGCGGGAGAAGCCGGAGAAGTGGCCGACATGATTAAGAAAGTCGTATTCCACGGACACGGGCTTGACAGAGAAGCATTAACGAAGGAGTTGGGGGATGTACTCTGGTACGTTTCGCAGCTGGCTGCGTGGGCAGACATCGATCTGGCAACAGTGGCCATGAAAAACATCGACAAGCTAAAAAAGCGATACCCTGTGGGATTTAGCGAGAAGGCAAGTCAGGAGAGGACAGTATGACTGTTCTCCAGATCGACCTTGAGACATACAGTAGCGTCGATTTGAAAAAGTGTGGCGTTTATCGATACATCGAAGCGCCTGACTTCGAGATTTTGCTTTTCGGCTACGCATACGACGATGATCCGGTGACCGTGGTCGACCTGACCGCATTTGAGGATTTGCCGGAAAGAGTGTTGCGGGACCTGACTGACCCTACTGTCATGAAAACAGCCTTCAATGCCAATTTTGAGCGGACGGCAATCGCTCGGCACTTTGGCATCGAGTGCGATCCGCTCCAGTGGCGCTGCACCGCCGTTCATGCTTTGACCCTTGGTCTGCCTGGCTACCTGGAAGGCGTAGCAGAAGTGCTCAAGCTGCCGGTGAAGAAGGACGGGAGAGGTAAGGCACTGATTAAATATTTCAGTGAGCCGTGCAAGCCTACCAAAGCAAACGGTGGCCGGACTCGCAACTACCCGCACCATGATCCGGAGAAATGGCAGCAGTACATCGAATACAACCGACAGGACATTGTTGTGGAGCGGGAGGTTCGCCGGAAGTTGGCGCGCTTCCCGGTGCCCGCCCACGAATGGAAATTGTGGGCACTGGATCAGCGAATTAATGATCGAGGTATCCGGCTAGATCCTGAATTGGTTCGCCAAGCTATCGCCTGCGACGAGCAATACGAAGCGCGATTGATAGCGGAAGCAAAAGAACTTACTGGGCTTGATAACCCAAACAGCCTGACGCAGTTGAAAGGGTGGCTGGCTGACCGAGGCTTGGAAACGCCAGACGGGTTGTCCAAGGAATTCATGCCCGCGCTGCTCGATGCTGCCCCTGATGACGAGACTCGCCGTGTGCTGGAGCTGAGGCAGGAGATGAGCAAGACCAGCGTTGACAAGTACAACGCCATGCAGCGGTCCATCTGCGAAGACGACCGGGCGCGTGGGCTCCTGCAGTTCTGCGGGGCGAACCGCACCTGGCGCTGGGCCGGTCGGCTCATCCAGGTGCAGAACTTGCCGCAAAACAAGATTGAGGACTTGGCACTTGCCCGCGAAACGCTGCGGAGTGGAGACTTCGACCTGCTGGAAATGCTGTTCGGCGCCCCGCCTTTCGTGCTCTCCCAGCTCATTCGGACGGCGTTCATCCCGTCGCCCGGTTGTCGGTTCATCGTCAGCGACTTCTCCGCGATCGAGGCCCGCGTGATCGCCTGGCTGGCCGACGAGCATTGGGTGCTCGACGTATTCCGTGGTCATGGGAAAATCTACGAGGCTACTGCCGCTCAGATGTTCAAGGTGCCGCTGGAGACAATCGTAAAGGGGCATGCAAACTACGAGCTGCGGGCAAAAGGGAAAGTGGCCACGTTGGCCTGTGGTTATCAAGGCGGACCGAACGCGCTGATCGCCATGGGCGCACTCAAGAGTGGTATTTCAGAAGATGAGCTACCCGCGCTGGTCAAGCAGTGGCGTGCGGCCAATCCCAACATCGTCAAACTGTGGTACGCCGCCGAGGACGCGGCGGTAACAGCGGTGAGGGAAAAGACGACGGTTAAGCTGGCGCACGGCGTGCGATATCGGTATGAAGCCGGCATGTTGTTTGCTGATCTGCCAAGCGGCAGAAGCCTGGCATACGTCAATCCGCGAGTCAAGCCAGATCCGAATTTCGGCAAAGACGGGCTCGTGTTTGACGGGATGGATCAGGTCAAGAAAAAGTGGATGTCCCATCGGACATACGGCGGCAGACTGGTGGAGAATCTGGTGCAGGCAATTGCGCGGGACTGCCTGGCTGAGAGCCTGACAAGACTGGATGCCGAGGGTTATTCGATTGCCATGCACGTACACGACGAAGTGGTGCTGGACGTGCCAATCGAGACAGGGTCCGTGGAGCATGTGACCGCTGTAATGGGCCGTCCGATTCACTGGGCGCTGGGATTGCCGCTTTCGGCTGCGGCGTTTGAATGTGATTTCTATCAGAAGGACTGATGACTTTATGGCACGGACAGGCACACCTGTACCTAAGCGGGATGTTGAGCTAAAGACTACTGGTAGTGGTCCGGTTGTTTCGTATCGGTTAAGTCCAGAACAAATGGAAATGTGGATAAAGGAGGGGGCACTCCCTATGTTGACACGTGAAAAATATCTGCAGTTACGTGCAAACGGGCAATCGAGGACTCAAATTCAACGTAGTTACTTCGGAAGCAATCCAAACAAGTTTTATGCCTTGCTTTCGGAATGGGGCCTCAAGGAGAAAGATGCCGAAGACCGGGCTCTTGATATGATGCCTACCGAGAAAAAATCCACAGAACTGCTAAGGGAGAAATTGGTGCCAGAGATTGCTCAGGAGCCGGATAGTGAAAGAGACGCGGCAAAGATCAAGCAACTGCAAGCAGAGATCACCAACTTGAGAAACGAGATCGAAGCGCACATCAAGGAGCGCGAAGGAGAGCGTGCTGAAAATGCTCGTCTTTTGAAAGAGTTGGAAGAAAAACAAAAGCTGATTGAATCGCTTGAGCGGAAGGCAGTCGATCCAGTTAACCACCCTGCTCATTACACGGCTGGCTCCATTGAGTGCATCGACGCGATCTTCGCTGCTACTACTGGGTTGGCCGGCGGGCATGCTTACAGCACGGGCGCTGCGATCGAATACCTGTGGCGGTGGTCGCGTAAAGGTGGCGTGGAGGATCTCCAGAAAGCCCGCTGGTACATTGATCGTCTGATCGCAGCGGGAACGGAATGCCCATGTAAAACAGAGGAGGTTTGAGCATTATGCTATCAGATGCCGTTACGAAGTTAAAGTCTGAGATCGCCGACAGCAAGAACCCGGCTGTCCAGGTAATCGGTCAATTCTTGCTGCAGCACGTCGAGCAAAATCCGGAGGACGCTGCTTGCATCTTGAAAACAGACAAATCCATCGTCAAGAGCCTTGAAGCCATGCGCAAGGTGGCAGAAAAGAAAAGGGTCGGGAATATGGCCGTGCTGTCCGACGATGAGGGGTTTGCGATTGTACTGAACTATTTCAAGGATGAGGGCGCGACTCCACCGGCTCCAGAGAACAAGCGGCCAGCGGAGACTTCATCCCAGGAAGAGCACGTTGAGACTAAGCCCCCGGCAAAAGAGGCCGACGAAGATTTCGATTTTGACGAGTTACTTCTCTAGGAGGTACCAGTCATGGCAAATGAGTTTAATCCCGAAAATATCTTGGCTCACTTCCCTCCTACGATCAGCCAGGGCATTGTTGATTTCGCAAGAGATACCGTCTTCCTTGGGAGTCGGTATCTCTTCACCCGGAGGGTGCTGAACCTCCAATACGCGTATTGCACACATTGCCGAGAAGAGTATATCTGCGGGGCGGGATCAGTCTACTATCGTCACAATGAGGAGCGGATCTGCCACAAGTGCGAATCGAGGTGCATCGTAAAGGCGAGTGGCAGGGGAAGAAAACGCCTGGTCGATGATGCCTACATGGTTTACTACGAAAAATCCGTTGTTGATCCGAAGGCGATCGTCGCTTACGGATTACATGTAGTGAGAGATTATAGCGGCGACTATCGAAAAGTCGAAACGCAATACAGATCCGTCGCCTGGTACCTTTTCCAGCCGGGAAAAAGCACCATGATTTTTCGAGATTGGAGAGGGAAATGGCAACAAAGAAAGTCGGTTCGTTCGGAGTGCCGTACCAGTATGAAAAATAAAAGCTGGTACCTCTCCGAGAAAAGTGTTACTGCCGCAGTTCAGGGGACGCCATTTCAATACAGCACTTGGGAACGTTTTCGGTACCAGACACCTGATCTCGTCGAATTTTTCGATCTTGCGGCCAAATATCCATGTGTTGAGTATCTTTCAAAAATGGGACTGCGCAATTTGATCGAAGCAAAGCTGATCGGCCGTCAAACACACGGTAGCATCAACTGGCGCGGGAAAACGCTGGAGAAAGTATTGCGGTTGTCCAAGCCAGAGATCAAGGACTTGCGATCTTTGGCAGCTGAGGTAGAGGTGGAGCCGCTGACGCTCCATAGCTATCACTTCTTTCGCAGGAAAGGTCTGCCGGTAACGTTTGAGCAGGCATATCAATTGCAAGGGCTGTCAGAGGGCTACTACTGGAAAGAGGTCGAGAAGCTGTCAGATTACGCCTCGCCCAGTGCAATTGCCCAGTATGTACTGAAGCAACTGCGTAAAGAAGAAGTCCGGAAGCATTACCGCAGCGCGGCATCCGTGTTAACCGCCTGGCGGGATTATCTCAAGGACTGCGCGGAGCTGGGGATGGATACGAGACAAGAACACATTCTGTTCCCGAACAACATCTACTCGGCTCACCAGAAGACAATTGAGAAGGTAAAAATTAAACGGGACAACACGCTGAACGAGCTGATTCGGAAGCGGCTCGCTGATCTGCAAAAATACGCATTTGAACATAATGGCCTGTTCATTCGACCAGCGCTGGACAGCGTCGAATTGTTCCGGGAAGGCAAAACATTGAATCATTGCGTGGGGAATTACGCCAAATCATACGCGGAAGGGAAAACAGACCTGTTCGTCATCCGCAAAGTGGACGAGCCTGACGTCCCGTTCTACACCATGGAGATCATCGACGGTAAGATCATCCAGACTCGTGGTAAGAGTAATTGTCCGCCTACGGATGAAGTCGAGGCATTCGTCCAGGCGTTCACCAAGGCCAGATTGACGAAGAAGAAACGGGCGGGTAAAAGGAAGATCAACGTGGCGCTGCCAGCGTAAGAGAGGTGAGACGAGATGGGCCGAAAAGTGGCAAATGAATCGATCATCGGAGCGGAAGGTCTTTTGAACCGTAGCCACCTGAAAGGCAGCCCACCTAGCGAGGTGGTGACCTATTTCCTAAGCGAGGAGGAGCGGCTGCAACTGATTGAGAAGTATGGGCCGATCCTCGGGAAGCGGCATCGAAAGATGGCCAGCTCCCCGTCCGTTGAGCCGCAGATCACGAAAGAGCAGTATCTGGCTTATCGGGATCAAGGGATGGGTGACAAGGAGATATTGGACCTCCAGCTCCCGGGACTACACCGGGCCAGGCTGCTTAGGCTGAAAGTACGCTGGGGCCTGAAAGACTAACACATCGGTAATTTTGGAAAGGGGAGGGGTGGGGATGTCACCGATGGATCAATTACTCGCGATCGCGGCCCGGTTACCTCGCGAAGTTTTGGACGACATCTACCGTCGCATTGGGGATTGGCTTGCGAGTGGCGGAAGTGACGATGATCCGTATATTGAGCAACAATTGCGCTTTGCGAAACAATTCTTGGAAGCTTGAATGGAGATTGTCAATTGCTATTTGAAAGGGTGAACCTCCCATGCACGACATCGAACTTGATATATCATTCGGCAAGCATCGTGCGGACACGAACTGGAAGCCGGAATACCTGACGTGGGTAGAGTTCGTTGACCGGCTGCGGAAGGTGCGCCGAACAGCTGAAACGATGGCCCAGTACGACAAGATGGATGTAAACGGCAAAGGCAAAGCGAAGGATGGCCCGGCGTTCGTCGGCGGGCTCATCCGGGGCGGCCGCCGGAAGAAGGAGAACGTCGACACGCGCAGCCTTATCACGTTGGACGCTGACTTCGCGGATGACGACTTCCTTTTCGCCGTGGAGCTGGTGTTGGGTGGACGAGCCTATGTCGTCTACTCGACCCATAGCCACCGTCCGCATAAGCAAAAGTACCGCCTGATCGCACCAGTCGACCGAACGATGAGTCCAGACGAGTACGCGGCTATCAGCCGGAAGATTGCCGAGCAGATTGGCATGCACTATTTCGATAAGACGACCTTTCAGGTCCATCGCTTGATGTATTTCCCCAGCTGCTCCAAAGACGCGGTGCCTGTATTTGAGGAGTCTGAAGGGGAGCCGATCAGCGCGGATGATGTCTTGGCCGAGTATGAGGACTGGCAGGATGTTATGGCCTGGCCCCGTCATCCAGAGGAGAAAAAGGCACGCCGGGTATCCGCCTCGAAGGCGCAGGACCCACGAGAGAAACAGGGCGTCATTGGCCTATTCTGCCGGGCGTTTACGATCGAGGAGGGGATCGAGACGTTCCTGTCCGACATCTACGTCCCTGGCTCCATGCCGAACCGGTACACCTACGTCCACGGCTCGTCGGCAAACGGTCTGGAGGTCTATCCGGATCAGGAGCTGGTGTACTCGCACCAAGACAGCGATCCAATCGCAGACGGCCGGACATACAATCTGTTTGACCTGGTCCGCGTACATAAATTCGGCCATCTGGATGACCGAGTCAAGGAGCACACGCCTGACGCCAAAAAGCCAAGTCATCTTGCCATGGAGCGGTGGGCGGCGGATAGACCGGAGGTAAAAAAGCTCGCGCTGGCGGAGCGCCAAGTTGGCTTCGCCGAGATGGCAGCAGCGTTTGACGACGATTCGGCGGCGGAGGAGGACGAGCCCGCCGCCGATCCTGTCGACGAGGACTGGCAGACCAAACTGGAGCTGCACCACAAGACCGGCATGCCGCTGCCGACAGCGGGGAACGTGGAGCTGATCTTGACGCACGATGTCTGGCGCGGCGTGCTGGCCTACGACGCTTTTGGAAATTCGGAGGTCATTCGGAAGCCGCTGCCATGGCGGGGACTCGAGCGGCCAGGCCGGGACTATGAGCCGTGGCTTGGGGCGGACGACAAACGCCTGCAGCACTGGTTCTCAAAGGTGTACGGCATCAGCTCGGCCAAGCTGATCCAGAACGCTTTTACGGAAGTGGTTCACAAGAACACGTTCCATCCGATCAAGGCCTATCTGGAGAGCGCTACGTGGGACGGAGTGCCTCGCGCGGAGAGGATCTTCTCCGTCTACCTGGGGGCGCCGGACACGCACTACGTCCGGCAGGTGACGCGGAAGATGCTGCTGGCGGCGGTCACCCGGCTGTATCGGCCTGGCTGCAAGTTCGACCAGATGCTGGTCCTGGTTGGCCCTCAGGGGGCCGGCAAGAGCAGCCTGCTGGCGAAGCTGGGCCGGGAGTGGTTCTCGGACAGCCTGCGGACGTTTGAGAATAAAGAGGCCGGAGAGCATCTGCAGAGCGGATGGATTTTCGAGATCGGCGAGCTGTCGGCCATGAAGAAGAGCGAGGTCGAAGAGGTCAAGGCGTTTTTATCGAAGACGGAAGATAGATACCGGGTGGCCTATGACCGGCAGGTATCGGAATTCCCGCGTAAGTGCGTATTTTTCGGGACGACGAACACGCGTGACTTTTTGAGAGACGCAACGGGAAACCGCCGCTTTTGGCCTGTAGAAGTTGATCCGGATCGGGCGGAGCTGAGCCACTGGACACACTTGACCGAGGATGAGGTGAGCCAAATCTGGGCGGAGGTTTTGTGCTGGTTCAAGGCGGGGGAAACCTTGGAGCTGGATCAGGAAGCCCGCCTGGAAGCGGAGCGGCAGCAGGCGGCACACATGGAGAGCGACCCGCGGGAGGGTCTTATCCAGGAATGGCTGGAAACACCAATTGAGGATGAGTGGGCGGACGGCCCGTCTGACCAGTTGCGGCAACGCGTCTGCGCGGCCCAGATCTGGACAGAATGTCTCGGGAACAAAAAAGGCTCTATGCGGCCATGGGAGGCCAAGGAGATCTTGGACATTCTGCGTCGCATACCCGGCTGGGGAGAACGAAAAAAAAGAGCGCGAGTATCGGGATATGGTTTGCAAACCGTCTTTGAGCGGGTCTTATAGCCGTATCAGTGGGGCGGTCAGTACAGCACTCACCACTGATACGACTGATACATTTCCTGTAACAGTCGTATCAGTGGTGTAACAGTAAAATGGACCGATGCTGATACACAGAAAACATAGCGTCATCAATGGTTTTCGGGCTGTTGTATCAGATGTATCAGTAATTTTAATAATAAAAGAAAAATAGAAATTAACCCTATATCAACTATAGTTAAACGCCAAAAATTTCGCATATACGCGTGCGCGTGATACTTCTGAACACGAGGCAAAGGAGGTTTTTGCATTGAAAGAATCCGCACTGGAACGACGCCTGGTTCGGGAGGTCAAAGCGATCGGCGGCTTGGCCCTAAAATGGACAAGCCCCGGTAATCGCGGAGTGCCTGACCGGATTGTTATCCTACCTAACGGCCAGACGATCTACGTCGAGATGAAAGCCCCCGGGAAACCGCTACAGCCTTTGCAAGAGAAGTGGGCGCGGACATTACGAGGGATGGGCCATCAAGTGTACAAAATCGATTCCGACGAAGCGATAGACCGGTTTATTCAGGAGGTGATGCCAAAATGAAGTTCATCCCACACAAATATCAGGAGTACGCCGTTCAGCGGATTCTGGACACGCCCTTCATAGCGCTGTTGTTGGAGATGGGCTTGGGTTAGCAAAACTGTAAGCACCCTGACCGCGATTGACCTGCTGCTGAACGATTATTTCGATGCTGGCCGCGTGCTGGTGATCGCGCCGTTGCGAGTAGCAGACGACACATGGGCCCGCGAGATCGAGAAGTGGGACCACCTGCGGCATCTACGTATCAGCAAAGTCCTGGGCAGCGTAGCGGAGCGACGGCGGGCGCTGAAAGCCGACGCGGACATCTACATCATCAACCGGGAAAACGTGGAATGGTTGGTGAGCGAGTACGGCAGCAAATGGCCCTTTGACACCGTGGTGATCGATGAGCTGTCCAGCTTCAAGAACCACCAGTCCAAACGGTTCCGGGCACTCCGCCGTGTCCGCCCGATGATGAAACGGGTGATCGGGTTGACCGGCACACCAGCACCAAACAGCTTAATGGACTTGTGGGCACCGATCTATCTGTTGGATCAAGGCGAGCGTTTGGGCAAGACGATCACTGGCTTCCGCGATCGGTACTTTACGCCAGGCGAACGTAGCGGCCATGTTGTGTACAAATGGCGCCAGAAAAAGGAGTCAGAGGCGCGGATTTACGAGGCGATCAGTGACATCGCCGTCAGCATGAAGGCCGAGGATTGGCTGGAGTTGCCGGAGCGGATTGACCGGGTGATCCCGGTTAAACTCTCGCGCCAGGCAAGGGAGCTGTACAACAAACTGGAGAGGGAGCTTCTGCTTCCATTCGCTGACGCGGATGTTGTGGCAAACACTGCAGCTGTCTTGAGCAACAAGCTACTGCAAATGGCGTCTGGCGCGGTGTATGACGAGGAACGCGGCGTGAAGGAGATCCACGAGGCCAAGCTGGACGCACTGGAGGACATCATCGAGGCGGCGAGCGGCAAGCCCGTCATGGTGTTCTACAACTTCAAGCACAGCCTGGAGCGGCTCCAGCGGCGTTTCCCGCAAGCGCGCATCCTGAGGAAGGGTAAGGACGGCAATGAGGACATCCGGGCCTGGAACAACGACGAGACCCCCCTGCTACTGCTTCACCCGAAGAGCGCGGGCCACGGGCTGAACCTCCAGGAGTCGAGCTGCCAGACCGTTGTCTGGTACGACCAGATTTGGAGCTTGGAAGAGGATCAACAGGCGAACGCCCGGGTTCACCGACAAGGGCAGACGCGGCGGATTGTGGTCATGCGGCTGGTGGCAGAAGGCACGATGGACGAAGAAGCCGTCATGGCACTGGAGCGGAAAGCGGCTGGTCAAGAAGCTTTGATGCAAGCAGTGAAAGCAAGAATCGAGAGAGTAAAGGGAGGAGCCGCGACATGACAATAACCAAAATCAGAAAAGGCACATTCCAGCATGTGGAGTCGGAACTGTACGCCTATCATGAAACGCGAAAAGAGATCATACGGCTGGAGAATGAAATCTTACATGGCAGCAAAGGGGATGACGAAAACTTGGGCGGCGGACGAGGCAATCTGCCGGGTGATCCGACAGCTACACGAGGTACACTGTTGGCTACGTATCGGATGTTGGACCGAATGCGTGAAGTTGTAAATGCGATTGATGACGTGTACGGACGGCTACCCGCAGATCGAAAGAAGCTCATCGAACTGAAATACTGGCGTAAGCCACAAACTCTAACCTGGGACGGCATAGCCCTTGAAATCGGGGTCAGCCGCCGCCATGCAATGCGCTGGCGAGATGGAATCGTGTATGCCATAGCTGAGCGGTTGGGGTGGGTGTAACAAGATGTCACTTTTGGCACTTCAAAATGTGGTAATCTAATAACGTGGAAGATCATACCAAGTAGGACAAGCCATCCGGTGTTCGGGTGGCTTTTGTTGTGACCATTCCTAAGCTGTTGACAGAAAGGAGGAGCAGCAATGGCCCAAGCGTTTTATAAAACAGCCCGTTGGAAACACAGACGGGAAAAGGTACTTCGCCGTGATGATTACCTCTGCCAAGAGTGCAAACGGTATGGCAAAACAACATCGGCTACAACAGTCCACCACATTAATCCACTTGAACAATACCCGGAGCTTGCTTTAGTGAGCGCCAACCTGGTAAGCCTGTGTAATCCTTGCCACGACATCATGCACGACCGGACATCAGGTGATTTGACGAGAGCCGGAGAATGGTGGAGGGAGAGGGTATCCCCCCTCTTGCAGCAAGGCGTTCAGAAGCCTCTAGGGACCGGCGAGGGCCCCCTTTTCCAATAGTGCGGGTCTGGGAAATTTTTTTCGGGGAGGTGACGAGGATGGCGAAACTGACGAAAGCGTCGGTAAAACGAACGACCATTCGTGATATGAAAAGTTTGGGCACGTACAAAAAAGAGTACGACCGGATCATCGAGATCTACGCTGAACTGGTAGAGCAATACGCGATTTTGTATGAACGGTTTGCTTCCGGGGGTTATCAGTACGAAGTTCCAACGGCGGATGGCGGAGCGAAGAAAGCGCCGATCGTCGCCGCGCTCGAATCACTCCGGAAAGACATACTGGCGTACACTGACCGCTTGTGCTTGAACCCGAAAACAATCGACGGAATTACTGTCGAGTCCAAAAAACAATCTGCGCTGGCCGCAGCGCTGAGCGCTCTTGAGTGACGCGAAAAACCTTGACGTTGTTTTGGAGTACGCCAAGAGCATAGTCGAGGGCAGAAAGATCGCCGGAAAAGAGATTGTCCAGGCTTGCCGGCGGTTCCTAAAAGACCTGGAAAACCCGGAATACGAGCTCCGGACAAAAGATCCGGAATTTGTCATTGGGATCATCGAACGAACCTTTGTCCACGACAAGGGGGAAGCGCTTGATGGCACACCATTGCGAGGTAAGTCTTTCAAGCTTGAGCCTTGGCAGAAATTCATCATCTACAACCTGCTCGGTTTTTGGAAAGCAGGGACCAACGAACGCCGCTACAAAGAGGCGTTTATATTTATCCCCCGAAAAAATGGAAAAACACGCTTTGTCGCCGCGCTGGCTTGGGCGTTGGCACTGCTCAGTCGCAAATCCGGCGCGACCATCTACATCACGGCGCACGCCTTGAAGCAATCCAAGCAGGCGTTTGAATTCATCCTGTTCAACCTGAAGCGTATGGGTGAGGAAGAGAACTTCCGTATTCTGAATAACAATCAGGAACATTCGATTTCCGGAGACTTGGGCGATGGATCCATTTACATCGAGGCACTTGCCGCCAACCCAGATCGCCAGGACTCGCTGAACTGCAACATCGCCATTGCCGACGAACTGCACGCCTACACCCGCCCGAAGCAATACAACATCATTAAAGAGGCCATGAAGGCGTACACGAACAAGTTGATGATCGGGATCACAACGGCCGGCGATGACATGAGCAGCTTCTGTTATCAGCGGCTACAGTATTGCAAAAAGATCCTGGACGGCACGGCGCGGGATGAGGCGTATTTTGTTTTCATTGCCAAGGCTGATGAAAACGAGCGCGGGCACGTCGAGTATACGGACCCGGTGCAGCATGAGAAGGCGAACCCGAACTATGGTGTTACAATCCGACCTGAGGACATCCTGAACGATGCCCTCCAGGCGCAGAATGATCCGCAGCAGCGCAAAGACTTTCTCGCGAAATCGCTCAACATCTACACGGCCGCGATGCACGCATACTTCGACGTTCATGAGTTTCGAGCGAGTGACCGCCCTTACAAGTGGACGCTTGAAGAACTGGCGCGGCTGCCGATCCGTTGGTATGGCGGAGCCGACTTGGCAAAATTACACGACCTTTCGGCGGCGGCGTTGTACGGTGAATACCAGGACATCGCGATCATTATCACGCATGCCTGGTTTCCGATCGTCGCGGCGACGACCAAGGCGGAGGAGGATGGCATTCCACTGTTCGGCTGGATGGATGACGGCTGGTTAACGATGACCAACACGCCTGTAACCAACCATGCTGAGATTGTGAACTGGTTCGTGGAGATGCGTCGTCTTGGCTTTAAGATTAAGCAGATCGGTTTTGACCGCAAGTTCAGCGCCGAGTTTTTCCGCGATGCGAAAAAAGCAGGATTCAAATTGATTGATGAGCCGCAATACTTCTGGCGTAAGTCTCAGGGGTTCCGACGGATCGAGCAAAAGGCAAAGCTTGGGAAGCTGTACTACCTACATTCGGATGCATATGAATATTGCGTTCAGAACGTTCGGGCGATCGAGAAAACCGACGACATGATCCAGTACGAGAAGGTCGATGAAAACAAGCGTATCGACCTTTTTGATTCTTCTGTTTTCGCATGCGTCAGGTTCATCGAAGATACGGACAAAGGCAAAGTGGAAAGCGCATGGCTAAAAGGCGGTGATAGTGTTTGAGCAAAAAGCAGCGACAAAAAGCAAGGCAACCGACCGCGCATCGGAGCGTATCAGGGGGCGAAAACACACTGCTCGGGTACTGGTTCAAAGGTGATGACCTAACGCTACCGACAGGTTACATTCGCTTGAGTGAAAACCCGGAAGTAAGGATGGCTGTTGACCGGATCGCAGACATGGTGAGCAATATGACAATCCATCTGATGCGTAATGTTGAGGGTGGCCATGAACGCGTGCAGAATGAGCTTTCGCGGAAAGTGGACATCGAGCCATATTCTCTGATGACCCGAAAATCGTGGCTATATTACATCGTCCACACGATTCTGCTAGAGGGCGATGGCAATGCCGTTGTGTTCCCGGAGTTTCGCGCCGGGCTGATCGAAGAGCTCATACCGGTACCGGCGCACATGGTGACGTTCTCGCCGCCGATCCAGAATGGCGTCGGCCTAGCTACCGGATATCAAGTCATGATTCAGGGGCGCATATACAACCACGATGAGGTGCTGCACTTCAAAATCAATCCAGACCCACAACAGCCATGGATTGGTAGGGGATATCGCCTAATCCTCAAGGATGTGGTAGCCAATTTGGCGCAGGCGGCAAAAACAAAAAACGCATTTATGGGGGACAAATGGCGTCCATCCGTAATCGTCATGGTAGATGCCGACTCTTCGCAGTTTGCAAGTGAAGAAGAGCGTGACAAACTGATCGAGCGTTACATCGGCAGCGGTCAAAGCGGCAAGCCGTGGATTCTCCCGGAGGGGATGATTCGGATAGACACAGTGAAACCTCTCACACTGGAAGACATTGCGATTCACGAGTCAGTTCAAATCGACAAACGAACAGTAGCGGCTATATTAGGCGTACCGCCATTTTTTGTTGGCGTCGGTGAGTTCAAAAAGGACGAGGTCAATAACTTCATCCGCACTCGCATTGCTTCCATAGCAACCGTCATCAGTCAGGAACTCACCAGCAAATTGCTGTATTCGCCGGACCTGTATTTCCGCTTGTCCGCACGTAGTTTGTACGCCTATGACCTCAACGAGCTTGCAAAGATCGGCATGGAGATGTTTGTTCGTGGTCTGATGGACGGCAATGAGGTACGCGATTGGGTCGGACTGTCTCCGCGTGACGGCTTGGACGAGCTAGTCATCCTCGAAAACTACATCCCACGCGGCATGATTGGTGACCAAAAGAAACTTGAAAAAGCAGGTGATGACGGATGAGTAGGGAGACAAGGCAGACCCGTAGCCTGAAAACCGAGCTCAAGACTCGTGCCGAAGGTGAAGGCGGCGACCTGATAATCGAGGGGCACTTTGCAGTGTTCAGCAGGGAAACTGAGCTCTGGCCAGGGGCATTCGAGGAAATCGCGCCCGGTGCTTTTGACAACACGTTCAGCAATGACATCCGGGCACTTATTAACCACGAGACGCGCCTGGTGCTTGGTCGCAACAAGTCAGGCACGTTGGAGCTACGCGCTGACAATTACGGCCTTTGGGGCCGCATCAAGATTAACCCGAACGACACCGATGCTATGAATCTCTATGAGCGCGTAAAGCGCGGGGACGTGGATCAATGCTCGTTCGGGTTTAATATTGTTCGCGAAGACACCGAGTGGCGTGAGGACGGTACCGTGAAATGGACGATCCGCGAAGTCGATCTGCATGAGGTGTCTGTCGTAACTTTTCCGGCCTATGAGGATACCGGAGTCGCTGCTAGACAGAAACAAGTAAAGGAGCACCGTGATCGCTTGCTGCAAACGAAGCGGCAGAAAATCATTGAAAGGGTGAAGAAAATTGCTGAGACAACTGTTGCTGGGAAAAAAGATTGAACAGCGCAAGAATTCCCTTGCGGAACTGTTGGTCGAAGAAGAAAATATCCAGACGCGGAGCGCAGAGCTGGAGGCTGCAGCCGCAGAAGCCAGTACGGATGAGGAAATCGCCGCAGTAGAGGAAGAGGTCACGAAGCTGGAAGCTCAAAAGGGAGAACTTGAAGAGAAGAAATCCAAGCTCCAGGGCGAGATCGAGGCTTTGGAGGGAGAGCTGGAGCAGCTGAATGCGAAGGAGCCAGGCGGCGAACAACGGTCGGCGGCAGACAATCAACAAAAAAGAGGAGTTGAAAGCATGAACAGATTGCAAGTACGTGAACTGCTCAAAACCGGCGAATACTTCCGCCGCAGTGAAGTTGTCGAATTCTACGAGAAGTTCCGTTCTCTCCGGGCTGTCTCGGGCGGTGAACTGACGATCCCTGACGTTGTCATCAATCGCATCATGGACATCCTGGGCGACTTTACAACGCTTTATCCACTCGTCGAAAAAATCCCGGTTAAAGGTACGGCGCGTATCCTGATTGATACGGACACGACTCCGGCAACGTGGATCGAGCAAAGCGCTGCACTTCCTGCTGGTGACGTTGGAACGATCACCAATATCGACTTTGACGGGTTTAAAGTCGGCAAAGTGACGTTTGTGGACAACTACCTGCTGCAGGATTCGATCATCAATCTTGACGCCTATGTCACCAGGAAAATTGCCCGAGCGATTGCCAAAGCGCTCGATCAGGCTATCTTGAAGGGAACAGGGGCAGCCAACAAGCAACCGACCGGTATTATCCCGTCGATTCCAGCAGGGAACCGGGCTAGCATTGAGGCAGACGCCAACTTGCTGAAAAATCTCGTCAAACAAATTGGATTGATCGACACTGGCGATGACAGTGTGGGTGAAATTGTTGCGGTAATGCGCCGTCAGACGTACTACAATCGCCTGGCTGAGTTCAGCATCCAGGTTGATGCCAGCGGCAACGTCGTCGGCAAACTGCCTAACCTGCGTCAGCCGGATCTGGTCGGCCTCCGCGTCGTGTTCAGTCAGTTTATGGACGCTGACCAAGTGCTTTTCGGGGACTTCTCGCAATACACCCTGGTAGAGCGCGAAAATATCACCATCGACCGTAGTGAGCATGTGAAGTTCACAGAAGACCAAATGGCTTTCCGTGGAAAAGGACGCTTTGACGGCAAACCAACGAAGCCAGCGGCGTTTGCGGTGGTCACGATCACCGATCCCGCTCCGGAGGTGTAATCCATGACGAAAGTGTTGAAGGACTTCCGCTGTAAGGTTACGAAGCAGCTTTTCCGAACTGGTGACAAATACGATGGCGAGCGCACGGAAGAGCTTCAAGCGCTTGGATACGTTTCAGAAGAGCCAACAGACGGTGAAGGCGAGAAGAAGTCAGAACGGAAGTCCGCCAAAAAGAATGACGGCAGGTGATGCTTATGGACGAACAGCAAATTCTCGCTCTGGTGAAGGCGCGGCTGGGGATTACGGTGGCAGTCAGGGATACGTACCTGGCCGCTATCGTTTCTGGTGTGGTGCGCGAACTGCAACAAGAGAAGGGCGTTAATCTGGACCCGGATGACGCCAACCATCTTATGTTTTGTGTCGACTTGGCAACCTGGCGGTATCAGTCGCGCGACAGCGACGGTTCGATGCCGCGCCACTTGCAGTATCGGCTCCATAACCTGATGATCCATTCGGGTGGTGGTCGGCCATGACATACGATCATGAGCTGGTGCTGATTGGACAGAAGTTTGAATCGGACGAGATCGGTAACCAAATACCGGTTGAGACTCGTACTTCGATCCTCTGCTGCTTGAAGTCGGTCGGACGCACCGAATTTTATAACGCCGCTGTGGCTGGTTTGCGACCCACGGCGGTATTTGTTATCCACGCTTACGAGTACAGTGATGAACAACAGGTCGAGTTTAATGGCTTACGATACCGCGTGCTGCGCACGTATGCGACCGACACAGAAGAGGTAGAGCTGACTTGTGAGAGGAGGACTGGCGATGGCTAATGTGGCTGACCTATCGGCCGAGATCGCGAGGCAACTTAGCTTGTATTCGGCAGCACTAGACGACGAGATTGAGATCGCAACGGATGAGGTTACGAAAGAGGCAGTGAAAGAACTCCAGCAGACAAGCCCGAAACTCACAGGCGACTATGCCAAGGGTTGGATCCGGCGAAAAGGCGACAAGGGGATTGTTGTGTACAACAAAACGGATTACCGTCTCACCCATTTGCTGGAGCATGGCCACGCGAAGGCAGGCGGCGGCAGAGTGGCAGCCCGGCCGCATATCCGACAGGTTGAAGAAAAAGCGGTTCGCGAGTTTGTTAGGCGTATAGAAGGGGCTGCCCAGCCATGACACTCGCCGAGCTGAAGAACACCCTTGAAAAGACAGGTTTTCCAGTCACCTATTCTCATTTTACGTCAAAGGTGAAGCCACCTTTTATCTGCTTTGTCGTGGCATACTCGACCAACTTTATGGCCGACAACGAGGTTTATCAGGAGATCGAGAACGTACAGATTGAGCTTTATACAATCAAGAAAGACCCGGCTGCCGAACGCAAGGTCAAAGAGATCCTGCAGAGCAATGGCCTGCCTTACGAGACAACAGAAATTTTTATCGACTCTGAAAAGCTATTCCAAAAAATATTTGAGGTGAGCATGTAATGGCGACAGTAGAGTCCAACAAAATCAAGTACGGCCTGCGAAACGTGCACTATGCAGTGGTCACGGAAGGCGCAGATGGAACATACACGTATGCCACACCGAAGCGTCTGCCAGGTGCAGTCAATCTCTCGCTGTCCCCGGTAGGTGAGAAAGTGGAGTTTTACGCGGATGACATCGCGTATCACGTAGAAGAAACGAATAACGGGTATGACGGCGAACTGGAGGTTGCGAACCTCACGGACGAGTTCAGGATCGATGTACTCGGCGAGCAGCTTGTTGACGGCGTGCTTTTCGAGAGCGCCGACCAGAAAGGCAAGAAATTCGCGCTGTTGTTTGAGTTCGATGGCGACAAAAAAGCAAAGCGCCACGTTCTCTACAACTGCACGGCGGCACGGCCGACAGTCGCGGGCTCCACGCGGACGAACACGAAAGAGCCGAAAACTTCCCAGTTGACGTTTTCCGCTCGTCCACGTCCGGCGGACATGCTTATCAAGGCAGACACGGCCGGATTGGAGCAAGCAAAATACGAGGCGTGGTACACGGCAGTGTACGAAAAGGCCGTGGAGCAAGGAGGGTAATGTATGGAAAAAACACTGACGATCGACGGCAAACAGGTACGGTTCAAGTCGACTGGCGGGACTCCACTGCGGTACAAAGCGCAGTTTGGCAAAGACTTTTTTGCCGAGATCCTGCAGCTAAACGCGCTGGGCAATCTAGACATGGAGAATGCCGCTACTTTGCAAGCGATAGATTTTGAGGTGTTTTACAATATCGCTTGGACGCTTGCGAAAACAGCGGATCAATCTATCCCCGACCCGCTCACCTGGTTGGATCAATTCGGCGAGTTCCCAATCATGGAAATCATTCCGGAATTGCAAGATATGATTCTGGCCACATTACAAACGAAAAAAAAGTAGATGAGCAAGGAACGCCAAGTGGTGATGTCATTACCACAGAGGCGTTCCTTGTTTTGTGCTATCGAGCCGGATTATCTCGACCCGACTTGGACGAAATGACGATTGGCATGTGTCTGGACTACCTCGATGAGTATATCGAGTTACAGAAGCCCCCAGGTGAGCGAGTACGAGAAGCCAGTCAAGCCGACTTTGACGCGTTTTGAAGGGAGGGAGAAAGAGTATGGCGGGAAATATCAAGGGAATCACGATAGAAATCGGCGGAAACACAGTCGGGCTGCAAAACGCGCTGGCTGACGTAAATAAAAAAAGCACGTCGTTGCAAAAAGAGCTGCGCGAGGTTGAACGCCTACTCAAATTCAATCCAGGCAACGCGGAAGCCTTGGCCCAAAAGCAGAAGCTGCTGGCGGAGCAAGTGGAAAACACGACGGAAAAGCTGGGCCGTTTGAAAGACGCTCAGGAGCAAGTCGAGGAACAGTTTAAGCAAGGCACGATTAGTGAGGAACAATATCGGGCCTTTCGCCGCGAGATCGAGTTTACGCAGGGATCGCTGGATGCTATGACGAACAAGCTTGCAGGCTTGCAAGCGGAACAAGAACAGGTATCTCGATCAACCAAGCAGCTCGAAGCCCTCTTCTCCGCGACTGGCAAGAGTGTGGACGATTTTGCGGGGGCGCTTGGTGATAAGCTGACGAATGCGATTAAAAGCGGAACCGCGTCGTCCAAGCAGCTTGAAGAAGCGATTGATAAAATCGGGCAGGAAGCCCTTGGCGCAAATGTGGACCTGGACAAGCTCAAGCAAGCGCTGTCGAACATTGATAAAGGCGGCTCGCTGGACAAGGTAAAGAAAGACCTGGACGAATTGGCCAAGGAAGCGAAAAAAGCTGAACAGTCTATATCAGACCTGGGCGCGGGCCTGGAGAACATAGCAGGGGCATTAGTAGCTGGTGGAGGATTAGCCGGGGCCATGGAAATCGCGCTGGATCGCTCACAGCTCAACACAAAGATTGACGTGTCCTTTAACGTCCCGGAAGAATCCAAAGCGTCGATTAAAGATGCCGTAAACCAGATACAAGCCTATGGGGTGGATGCAGAAGCGGCTCTCGAAGGCACGCGCAGGCAGTGGGCGCTGAATAAAGAGGCAAGTGACCAGGCAAACGCCGAGATTGTAAAAGGCGCAGCCGCGATCACCCAAGCCTATTCTGGTATTGATTTCACGGAGCTTGTGCAGGAAACAAACGAAGTGGCTGCAGGCTTGAAAATCAGCAACCAAGATGCGCTAGCGCTCATCAACAGCTTACTAAAAGCGGGCTTCCCGCCTGAGCAGTTGGACACAATCGCCGAATACGGTATGCAGATGAAAAATGCGGGTTTCTCGGCAAAAGAGATTCAGGCAATTTTTGAAAAAGGCATCGAAGTAAAAAGCTGGAATGTGGACAACCTCAATGACGGTATCAAGGAAGCGCGAATCCGCATGGCGGAGTTTGGTCAGGAGGTTCCCAAAGCTCTTGCTGACTTGCTACAGGGAACAAACGTCTCCGTACAGCAAATGCAGAAGTGGGGGCAAGCGGTTGCACAAGGTGGCGAAGCTGGAGCAAAAGCCATGGGTGAGATGGCGAACTGGCTTACCGGTATCCAGGACAAGACGCTACAAAACGCGATTGCCACCCAGGTTTTCGGGACAATGTGGGAGGATCAGGGAACCAACTTAACATCTATCCTCTCGGGTCTATCGGACGCGACAGATAAAACCAAGCAAAACCAAGAGCAGCTTAACGATACGATTTCAAAGATCGACGCCTCTCCAACAGTCCAGATGCAAAAGGCAATGGCGGATTTGAAAACGGCAGTTGAGCCGTTACTCGGCGTGATTGCCTCTGTCGTGTCATCGATCGCGACCTGGGTGTCGGCCAATCCTGGATTGGCCGCGACGATCACCGCAATCGTGACCGTGCTCGGTATCTTGGTTGGTGCGGCTATGGCCCTTGCCCCAATCTTTACGGCTGTGACCGGAGTGATGGCTACAGCGGGAGTAGGCTTTGCCGCTGTAGCCGCACCGATCGGAATAGCAATTGCAGCCATTACAGCGATCGTCGCCATTGCCGCTTTGGTAATAAGCAACTGGGAGCCAATCAAGGAGTTTTTTGCAGGTCTATGGGACGGGATTGTATCGGTCTTTCAGGCAGCAGGTACAGCAATCGCTACTTTTTTGAGAGAAAACTGGCAGACGATTCTCGCCGTCATCGCAGGCCCGGTCGGTTTACTTGTCAAGTTAATTATAGATAACTGGGACGCTATCAAAAATATAGTAACAAGTGTTGGCAATACGATAAAATCTACCGTTTCGAGCACTTGGGACGCAATAAAAAACACCACAGCCTCGCTGTGGAATGGGATTAAAGGGACGATCAGCAGTATTTGGGACTCGATCAAAAATACGATTTCCACCGTTGTTGGGTCGATCAAAGGCAGCATTTCAGGTGCATGGGAAGCGATCAAAAGCGTTACTCAATCGGTCTGGGATGGCGTCAGAAACGCAATTGTCTCGCCTATTGAGAGCGCGAAACAGACACTGTTTGGGATTATCGACACGATCAAAAATGCTTTTGCTAAACTCATCATCAGCATTCCAAAACCCAAACTTCCGCATATCGACGTTGACTGGAAAGAATTTGGTGTTGGCGACGCCAAAATCAGCATCCCAACTTTTGACATCAATTGGTACAAAACAGGCGGTATTTTTACCGGACCCAGCGTGATCGGCGTCGGCGAAGCAGGCAAAGAGGCGGTTGTACCATTAAGCGGTGAACATATGCGGCCATTTGCCGAAGCGATCGCGAAGCAGATGCCCGGCTATGGCGGCATCACGATACAGCAGATGATCGTACGCGACGACCAAGACATCCAAAAAATTTCACGCGAGCTGTACAGCTTAATGACAAGATCGCGGACGGCAAGGGGGCAGCGGTAATGTACGGGTTTACGTTTGATGGCACACACTCATCAGCATTCCGCGCATTCGCGGCAAACGTCAAAAAGCCGCTGCTTGCCCAGCAGCGCGATTACTATGAGTATATTCCCGGTCGGGACAACACCCTGGTGTTTACACAGGGGTTTGAGGATAAAAAGATCACGCTGCAGCTCGTCGTTAGGCACGACCGGCAGGACAAGATTGACGCACTGCGGCGTGTCGCAAGTTGGCTGTACCGCAAAGACAAAAAGCGACTCATTTTTGACGATGCGCCGGACGTGTTTTATCTGGCCAAAATATCCGATGTGGTCGAAGTCGATAGCAAGATGCACCACAGCGTTTTGTCCATCACGTTTACCGCTGAGCCGCTCCTGCAGGCGGTGGAGCTTGAGAGCGTTACAACAAACAACAACGAGCCTATTGTGGTCAATAACAAAGGCACGTATGACGCTTTGCCCGTCTTCCGTGTCACTGTCATTAGCAAGATGACTGAGCTCAAACTGACGCAGTCCGGTAATGTACTGACGTTCAAAGGCGACGTTGCCGCTGGCGCAACGCTGGTGATCGACACCGAAAACGTGGAGGTTTACACACAAGCGGGAGGCGTAAAAACGGACAAATCTGCATACACAGAGGGCGTATTTCCAACGCTATTCGCTGGGACGAACCAGATCGACGTCGCGATGCAGGGAGCGGGGACGATCCGGACGGAATGGAGGCGACGATACTTGTAGGAAGGGGACGGTATGGTGCGGAATATTGGAGACTATATCAGGCTGTACGGGCTTGACGGTAGCTCGAAGGGCTTTTTAAAAGAGGCATACAATATCGAGATCGACAGGGTACTGCATGATGTGGACATCCTGACGTTTTCCGTCCCTGCCCTGGTATCGTTGCAGACAGAGCAAGAGGTGATGTATCGCAACAAACGATACATTGTGACGAAAGTCGAGAGCGTGCGGCAAGCGGACGGGAAGGCGACACTGGTTGAATGCTCGTCGGCCTTTATCGAGCTAAACAATAAAACGGTTAAAAAGCTGGAGTTTCAAAACTTGGCCACACAGGCAGGACTGGAACGGATACTCAACGGCACGGGCTGGACAGTCGGAACGGTCGAGACAAACGACGGGCTGCTTCACGCGATGAGCGAAGAGAACCAGACAGCTTTGTGGCTCGTCCGGGAGTTTGCCCGAGTGACTGGCTATGAGGTCGAATTTGACACAATCAACCGGCGCGTCAGCTATGTAACAGCGGTTGGCAGCGACACGGACTTTACTTTTAGATACCGCAAAAACATCAAAGCGATCAAACGGACAGTTACGCTGCCAGTGGCCACCGTTATTTATCCCCAAGGGCGTGGCGGACTGACAATCGCGAGCGTCAACGCTGGCCGGGAATACCTTGAAGATTATAGCTGGTACACCGAGCAAGGCATTACCATCGACGAGGCGCGGAGAAAGTTTCGCAAGGAGTATGTGTGGAAAGACGAACGCTTTATCTATGCCGGGACGTTGATGCGTGCCGGGCAGGAAGAACTGCGAAAGTTGTCACGCCCGCAGATCGCTTACGAAACAAAAGTTGCAGACCTCAACGCTGGTAAGTTGGACATCGGCGACTATGCCACTGTGATCGACGAGGAGCTGGGCATCAAGCTAAAAGTGCGCGTTGTAAAACTCAAGCAGTACCCTGGCCACGAATGGGACAACGAGATCGAGCTGAACTATCTGATTCCAGGCTTATCTGACAGCTCACAAGACAGCGGAAGTACGTCTGTTTCCGGCGGAGAGCAGATGGTACTGGTAAAAAACCAAACCGCCGCCACGCTCAACTCGTCGTATCAAAACCTCCTGCAGCTCTCCCTGACCGCATACGTCAGCACAAACCTGCAAGCGGGGTTGTTGCTGATCGGACAAGCGTCAACAAGTACGGTGCTGCGGGCATACTTGACATTTAACGGCGCGCGCATCGGGCCGGAGATAAAACAGGCAGTTAATGGGTTTGCCACAATCGGGGTACCGCTGCTTTTGGCGCAAATACCCGAGGGTTCGGGCTTTCTGAATCTTTACGTCAAGGTGGATGCAGGTACGTTTACAATCGCCATCGACGAGGCTTCGCTGTTTATCAAAGGCGAAAACCTGTTTGGAGGCATGTCCGCAACGTTGCCGAAAGCAGACATCGTCGAGGAAGTGGCGTTTACACCAATGGGAGTACCTGAGTATAAGTTCACTGAGTTAAAAGTACCAATTCCAACCAGCTACTCTGAGAATGTATCGTTTGTCAGCCTCATTGTAACTGAGACACTCAAGATCGATTTTAAGTCATGAGGTGATATACATGGAGGATATATTACTGCTTCCAGATTTTGAGGCGCCCAAAGGTCTGATTAAGATAGAGTTTTTTGATGCCCTGACACAGAAGAAGATCGAAGAGTTGAATACGCGCAACTTTATTGCGAAAGGTGTCCGTGAGTATGTTTTTAAAGCGAAAATGCGCGACGTGTTTACTGCTGATAGGGTTACGACAGGAGGTTATGTATCAAGCGCGTTCAGGGATCATTTCGAGACTTTGACTTTGACTACAGCCGATCATCCAGAAAGCCCGAATACAGAATGGGTCAGAAAAGGTAAGGTAATTGGTTACGCCTATACTACTGGCACTTACTCGGGTTCTGATGTACTGCGTGGTTCATACAACGCTGCCGAAAGCTTCACAACTCCAGAGCAGGTGCACATTGTTTGCGATTTTCCGACACATGCCGCTAACGGAACTTTCTCCAGTATCTATTTTCACCCATTCGGAGCAAGTGTTCAAAAAACATCATACTTTTATCGACCATTTTTAAAAGATGTAAAAAGTGTTAAGAAGCATAACAACAGATACTATGTCTTAAAATCACCGTCTACATTAGAAATCTATAGTAGCAACTGGAGCTTACTACAATCTTATGATCTGAACGACTATAATATCTACGACTTCGAGATAGTACAGGATACTATTTATTACACTCGTGTTTTGAATACAAAGGCCATCCAAAAAGCGAACTTAGAGAATCCACTTCAAATGGAACTTGTTTTGGAAAAACTTCCGGGCAGTAGGCGAGTAGCGGGCATCGCTTATTTGCCGGATAAGCAGCAATTTGCTGTGAGTAGTAGCAGTTCAGGCATCTCCAGCCCAATCACGCTTAGCTATTTTAATCGAAATTTTGAAGTACTAAAAGATGTAGAGCTTGGTTTCGGGTACGGATACAATTATGGCGCGTTATTCTACGAAGACGGTGTGCTTTTTTGTAATACTCAAGCGATAGATGAAAATCTTTATAATTCAAATATATCATACAATGGGGTGGACTCTGGCAATACCATACTAGGCGTTTTAGACGATTCGTTTGTAGTAGTTGGAGGTTACCGATTCCCTAAAACTTGCATTGGGTCGCGCGCGCTGCTTGAGTCTCCTGTTACCAAGACGTCTAATGTAACGATGAAAATTACGTATGACTTTATGCTGCCGCCGTTATTTGTTTGAATCAGCTCCGTTCCAAACGGGGCTATTTTTATTGCTGAATGTGCGAGGGGGAGGCAGAAGAAACGTGGACGAAATCAAAGAGTTGCAGAAGGGGATTACCGAGATTTTGGTCGCCATCGGTAAGATCGAGACGGAGATCAAGCAGCTCACCAACATGGCGGGTAAGTGGGATGAAACTGACAAGAGAGCAACCGAAGCTTTGCAAAGCACGAAGGCAGCACATAAGCGGCTGGATGAGCTGAGCGAACAGTTGGATGAACTAGAAAAGAAGTTTGACGAAGATAAGCGGCAAAACAAAGATGACAAGAAGTGGATTGTCGGCACGCTGCTTGGTGCAGCTGCGCTCATCTGGAACTTGATTAAAGGCGGTGTTGCGAAATGAATCAAACTGAATTGTTGGCATTGGCACAACAGTATATGGCAGACAAGGCGCTTATCGTGGTCGTCGTTCTGCTTGTGCTGGGTTACTTTCTCAAGCGGACGCCGCGTGTACAGGACTGGAGCATTCCGTGGCTGCTCACGTTGATGGGCATTGTGCTGGCATGCGGCATCTTGCAGGCGGTCACGGTCGAGAGCGTGGTGCAAGGCATCTTGGCTGCGGGCGTGGCGAGCCTGACCCATCAGCTATGGAAGCAGACGACTGAGAGAAAGGGAGGGTGAATAGGCATGACTCAGCAAGAGTTTATCGCAAAGATTGCCCCTGCTGCCGTGGTCGACATGAAGAAAACACGCGTGCCAGCCTCGTTGACCATCGCTCAGGCCATCTTGGAGAGCAACTGGGGAAAAAGCGGACTAACGCAGCGAGCAAACAACCTGTTTGGCATAAAGGGCACAGGGCCAGCCGGTAGCGTCTCCATGCCGACAACAGAGTACGTAAAGGGTAAACCCATCAAAGTAAACGCCAATTTTCGCAAATACAATAGTTGGGCCGAGTCCATCGCGGACCACTCGGCTCTGATCCTCAAAGGCACAAAGGACAAGCCTACGCGCTATCATGGCGTGCTGGGCGCAGACTACAAGACAGCCTGCCACGCAATCTGGAAAGGCGGGTACGCGACCGATCCGGCGTATCCGCAAAAGCTGATCGGACTGATCGAGCGGTATGGTCTTGCCAAGTACGATGTGGATAAGACTGACAACTCTGTGGATAAAGAAGTACCAGCTTTGAAGCTGGAGGACTGGGAGCGCGATGCAGGTTTGAAGTCGATCGACAATTTGGCTGCAAAAGGACTACTGAATAACCCTGATGGCTGGAAGCAGCGGCTGACGGACGATCCGGCAGGCGTACTGAACGAGCTGCCTTGGCTGGTATTTGCACTGGTGGATCGTGCGACAAACAAGGTGTCACAATCATAGCGAGGCCCTCCTTCGGAGCGATCCGGGGAGGGTCCTTTTTTTATTTGAACAGTTTTTTAAACAAGGCAAAAATATCAAACGTAGTGCGCTGATAGACCTTGTTGTAAGCATATTTTTTCGGATCGCGGAGCCATCCCCAGCCGCGGGGCATTTTCAGGCCAGCGCGGTGAACGATCTGACGTTTTAAACTCGCCCTGGCTGCAATTTTCTTTTTGAGACTTGGTTTCCTGATCCCAAATTTCACTGACGGTCACCTTCCCTTTTTCCATAGTGTACCATCTAAAAACTATGGAAAGAATTAGTATTTGCATACCGCAAATTTGTGAATATAAAATAAGAACAAATGTTCTTGAGTGGTGATGGTCGTGGATCCAAAAGAACGAATGCATAACTGGTTCATCCTACATAAGACTGTGGATTTTCTGAAAAAGGATCTGGATTGTTCGAAAGACGCGCCATTAAGGCTTCCATTTGCACTAACGGAAAGTATTCGTCTTATCGGCAGCACTGCGTATGCGGCGGAGAGAGCGTCTGCCAAAGAATTGAAGATTACTGGCATCAGGCTCTTAAAGGAGTTTTACGATCAGAGGGAGTACTTTGTTGTTTGGTCATATCGTGGTGAGACGCACCTACTTCGTCTTCATGAAAATGCTGTTCGTATCCAGGTACAAAAAAGAGTACAGGAGTTCATTGAGAAGATTTTCAGTCGCAGAGAGAAAATGTCTCTCGATTGA